TACACAACGGTGTTGGCTGCGGTCAGTGTAATACCGTAGCCGCCCGTCTTAGGCTGCCCCACAAAGAAACGCAGGGGGTGATCTTTCTTCTGAAAGTTCTCCACAATCTCCTGCCGCTCATCTTGCGGTGTGGCACCGTAATAGGTTGCGACCGATTCGGGCCCGAACCGGTCGCGCAGGGCATAAGCCACCTGTTGAATGTCGTGTGTATACGTCGCCCAAATGATGGCCTTTCCCTGTAACTCTTCAGTAACGTCGAGCAGTTCGTTCAGTCGGTTGCTTTTGACCGTCTGTATCTCGCCGTCGTCTGGCTGCAAATGTCCGCAGCAAATTTGTTGTAGTCGCATGATCTGTGTCAGTACGCTTGCAGTGGTAGCTAACTCACCACTTTCTAGCTTGGCCAACGCCAGCTTTTTCATCTGCATGTACAGTTTGACTTGTTCGGGGGTGAGGGCGACTTCCCTCTGGGTGTAAACTTTGACCGGAAGATCAAGGCAATCGACCTTTAGAACGCGACTGCTGAACCGATCTAACTTTTCAGAAAGTTCGTCTAAGCGCCGATAGCCTACAATCTGTTGGAAGCTGCGGTGACCCATTTGGCGTTTCTGCACATTGGCGTACCGCGCTTGGAAAGCATAGTAGCTGTTGAAGCCCAATGCCTTTTCGGCAAGGAAGTTACACTGGCTAAACAGGTCCATAGGGCTCTTTGTGATGGGGGAGCCGGTCAATATCCGGCGGTATTTAGCCCGTCCCTGCAAAGCGATTATGTTCTTCGTCCTCGCAGCCTTCCTGTTCTTTATTGTAGTTGATTCGTCAACAATCACAATGTTGTCTGGATTCTGGTACAAAAAAGCAGTCGCTGCCTCCGTACCGCGTTGTGAGGAGAACGCTTCGATGTTCATTACGAACACCTTCAATAACGGTTCACGGTTAACGATAAAATCTTTTAGGTCATTTTCGTAACGCTGCGTCTTAGTAGGCACCCACCGCATGATCTGCCGGGGTATACGCTTGGGTAGGTGTATTGGAACCTCCCCCTTGACCCAGTTGTCATAGACACCTTTAGGTGCAACGATCAACGCTGCCTTTATTTTACCGGCCTCGTACAAAGCACCCATGGTATCTATGGCTACCTTAGATTTTCCTGTGCCCATCTCCATGAGCAGCGCGTAATACTCCGCGGCCCACGAGTCTTCAAAAGCAGTGCGCTGATGATCGTATGGTTGGGTTTCGTATTCGTAGCCAGACATTGGTGCCCCTATTTTTTAAAATCGCTTGACTTTAAAATTGTATAAGATATTATCTTAAATTGTCAAGGCCCAAACGGTGCCTTTAACCACGAAAGGAGAAACACGATGAGTGATGACCTAGCAAAACTGATGGAGCAGGACTTTGAAGAGAATGCTGCATCTGTTGAGAAAATTGACCAGCAGGGGCTTACTTCGGTAGCCGCGTTGGCCAGAACAATCCGTGACAAAGAACAGTTGATTTCTGATCTTGAGCAAACGCTCAAAGAAGTGAAGAAGCAGCTTATCAAGCTCACGGATGAGGAAATGCCTTCGATGCTTGCAGAGATCGGCATGTCTTCATTTGCACTAGATGACGGATCAACCGTCGAGGTTAAACAAACCTATGGTGCGTCCATTCTAGTTGAAAAACGTCCCGAAGCTTACGAGTGGCTACGTGATAACGGATACGATGACATTATTAAGAATACTGTCGCGTGTCAGTTTGGCCGTGGTGAGGACGATCAAGCTAGTGCCTTTGCTGCTTTCGCGCAACAGCAAGGTTATGTCCCCGACCAAAAGACCGAGGTACACCCTCAAACGCTTCGTGCGTTCGTAAAAGAACGTTGTGAAGCTGGAGAGGAGTTTCCAATGGAGTTGTTTGGGGCATGGGTAGGTCAACGCGCAGTCATAAAGCGAGGAAAGAAATAATGACGAAGAAAAGCGAAGTAGCCCAAGCGGCTAAAAACGAAGTAGCAGTGTTTGACATTGCTATGATGGAGCAGGATGCCGGTGCAGGCATGGACAACATGGGGCAGGAAGATTTAGCTCTTCCGTTCTTGAAGGTACTGTCTGGTAACGATCCTGTATTGGACGACGATACTGTCGATGCTCGTAAGGGTGATATTTACAACACCGTTACTGGGTTGGCGTACAAAGGTAAAGAAGGGGTGCGAGTCGTACCCTGCGCTTACCAACGTAGGTTCATCCAGTGGGCTCCGCGTGGCAGCGGAAGCGGTGCGCCCATGGCAATTTACGATCCGGGAGAAGAACGTCCAAAGACAGAGCGTTCACCAGAAGACAACAAAGAATACGTTGTCGATGGTGATGGGTCTTACATCGAAGAGACTCACCAGCACTTTGTCCTCCTTCTCAACGGTGATGGGTCACACGAGACTGCCCTCATCGCAATGAAGTCCACGCAGCTTAAAAAGAGCAGGAAGTGGAACAGCATGATGGCGTCTCGCTCAATGCAAGGCAAGAACGGGCCGTTTACGCCGCCTCGTTTTAGCCACATCTACCACCTAAAAACCATTGCGGAAGAGAACTCAAAAGGTTCTTGGCATGGTTGGGAGATGTCCTGTGAGGGTGTCATTGAAGATGGCGATCTGTATGCCCGTGCGAAGGGCTTTGCAGAGAGCATTACCGCAGGCGATGTTGTGGTGAAACATACGGATGACGAAGAAGGCGGGTCAACACCGTTTTAACAGTCACGCGGCGGGGCCTCGTGCCCCGCCGATTTTTTCCGTATGGGGGCACACATGTCAGTAGATAAATTTATGGCCATATTTGATGGCCTGAAGGAAGCCCACGGCTACTTCAAGATAGAAAAGACCGCGGCCAATGGCAAAGCCCAAGGTAAGGCGGGCGTTACACGTGAACCCAGAACGAAGAAGCTTTGGGAGAATCACCTGTCCGGTAAGGGCAATGGATTGGGTATCATCCCAATCAACGAAGACAACTTGTGCAAATGGGGTTGTATTGACGTGGACCAGTATCCACTCGACCACAAGCACCTTGTTGAAAAGATAAGAAAGTTAAAGTTACCTTTAGTAGTGTGCCGTAGTAAGTCTGGCGGTGCGCACTGTTTCCTGTTCTCAAAAGAATGGGTAGAAGCGAAAGACATGCAGAAAGCTCTGCAACATATGTCCGCGGCCCTTGGTTATGGCGAAAGTGAGATATTTCCAAAGCAGATAAAATTACACCTAGACCGTGGTGATGTTGGAAACTTTCTCAATTTGCCGTACTACGATCACGAAGACGGCCTGCGTTACGCATTCCTAGATGACGGCACCTCTGCCGATCTAAACGAATTTATAGAGCTTTACGAAAAGTATGCTCAAACTCCAGAAGAAGTTGTTAAGCTCCAAGTAGTAGACAACGGTGAAACGGACCTTATGAAGGACGGGCCGCCTTGTTTACAAATACTTTGCAAGCAACGCATCAGCGAAGGAGGTAGAAATAATGGTTTATTCAACATCGGCGTTTACCTACGAAAGGCGTACCCGGATAGTTGGGAATCAGAAATTCTACGATACAACATGGAGTACCTGTCTCCGCCACTGCCACTGCCGGAGGTCAACATAGTTGCGAAGCAGCTAGACAGGAAAGACTACGCTTACAAATGCTCTGACGCGCCAATCAGCGCACACTGCAACAAAGAACTGTGCCGTACCCGCAAATTCGGCATAGGAGCCGCTGTAGCGGGCGCTACGGTGGCAAACCTGCGGAAGTATAACTCTACCCCGCCGGTATGGTTTATGGACGTTAACGGCGAACCACTGGAGCTAGACACGGAGGCCCTTATGAGCCAACCCATGTTCCAGAAATCCTGCATGGAGCAACTTAACTTCATGCCCCGGTCCGTCGCCAAGCAGCAGTGGGAAAGCCGTATCAGCACCTTGATGACTGAGATGCGTGACAACGAGAGCGCCATCATTGAAGTGGCACAGGACGCCAGCATCAGCGGACAGTTTTACGATTACCTTGAAGAGTTTTGTAGCCACCTTCAGCAGGCGCAGGATAAAGAAGAGATACTATTACGCCGCCCATGGACAGATGAAGAAGAAGAGGTTACCTACTTCAGACTGAAAGATTTTGAGAGTTATTTAAAGAAAAATAAGTTCTTTGAGTACAAGTCTCACAAGATTGCGCAACGATTACGTGACATCAATGGAGACAGTATGGTCTTAAAGATTAAAGGCCGGTCTGTCCGGGTATGGAAGATACCTGCTTTTGAGAGCGCAGACGTAGATTTAAAGACACCCAAGTTTAACCAAGAGGAGGCACCGTTTTGAGCAGCCTGTCGAAGAAGGACCGTGACACAGAAATCGTTCGGTTGATCGACAAAGAACGAATGACCATGACCGCAGTAGCAAAGCTATTCGGTATCTCCAAACAACGGGTGCAACAAATCTACAGAAGGGAAAAAGATGTTTAGGATATTTGGTCCACCGGGTACAGGTAAGACTACTACATTGCTCAACATGGTGGACAAAGCGTTAGAAGACGGGACGCCACCGGAACGGATTGCTTTTTTAGCCTTTACCCGAAAAGCGGCAAATGAGGCAAAAGAACGGGCGGCTGCTCGTTTTAATCTGGACCCCAAGCAAGACCTGATATTTTTCCGGACGCTGCATAGTCTGGCGTTAACCATGTCAGACATACGACCAGAGCAGGTCATGCAGGAAGAAAACTATCGGGAGCTTAGTCGCACGATAGGTGTAGACCTTGGCGGCCAGAAGAACACGTCGATAGATGATGACGTGCCTAGCATGGTAGCCAGTAGCGATCCGGTGCTGGGCCTGATTAACTTGGCCCGACTGCGTAAGGTTGACTTGCGTGACCAATACAACATGAGCGAGGTTGAGCAGGACTGGAATACAGTTAACTTTGTGGCAAATAGTTTGAAAGAATACAAAGAGGCCATGGGTCTGTTTGACTTCACTGATATGCTCGAACACTTTGCCAATGGCGATGCTAAGTTCTGCCCTGAGTTTGATCTGTGCTTTTTAGATGAGGCGCAAGACTTGTCCCCATTACAGTGGGACATTGCCCACCTACTCGACCGTCGATCCAAGAAGATGTACTGCGCTGGCGATGACGATCAAGCGATCTATCGCTGGGCTGGTGCCGACGTAGACCACTTTATTAACTTGCCCGGTGGGTCAGAAATACTGTCACAGTCGTACCGCATACCACGCAACGTGCATAACGTGGCGGAAAATGTCGTGCGCCGCATTACCAGACGGTTCCCGAAAGCTTACGAGCCCCGCGAAGAACCCGGCAATGTGACGCGCATTACTACTATCAACTCGCTCGACATGGCACAAGGCGATTGGTTGATCCTATCGCAGGCGGGATACCAACTGACCCCCGTGGCCAATGACCTGAAGTCTAACGGCTACCTGTTCAACTACCGCGGCAGACGTTCCATTAGCGAAAAGATAAGCGAAGCCGTAAACGGGTGGGAGCAACTGCGTAAAGGAAAAGAAATATCCGGCCAAGTTGCCCGTATAATATATAGCTACATGGCAATTGGTGAACGCTTAACCCGTGGCTTTAAAAAGCTGCCGGGAGTCGATGACAACGATCTCGTAACATTTGATGAGTTGGTGGAGCATCACGGCTTGCTGGCTACGAAAGATATGATCTGGTCCACCGCCATGGATAAGCTGCCCTCAACCGATAGGGCTTACGTCACGGCATTACTGCGTCGGGGCGAGAAGTTTAATGGCATCCCCCGCATTACAGCATCCACGATCCACGGATCAAAAGGTGGTGAGGCGGATAACGTTGTGCTGTTCACGGACCTCAGTCCAGCAGCCGATACCCAGTTTCAACAGAACCCTGATGACACACACCGTGTTTTTTACGTTGGCGTAACTCGTGCTAAAAAGAACTTGTACATTGTAGACGCAGAAGATGTATCAAGGAGCTACGACCTATGACAAAAATAACTTTTAGAAAATATATGGAGATGATGCACGAGGCTGAACAAAAGTACGGTGCCGTCTTCGAGAGCGAAATCTCAGAAAAAGATTGGAATAACCCTCTTGTGAAAGATGAGGATATGCCCGGTCTTACCTTAACGTGGGACATGGAACTCCAAGAATGGTGCGTCTTTGGCCCCCTCAATCAAACGGTACATTGAATGAAGCGAGAAGATTTACTCCACGCGGCGGAGAAACTAATCAACGGCCCGCGGGCTCAAGACTATGGAGACGCCTTGTTTAACCATCAGCGTATTGCTGCTGGCTGGAATGTCATTGTTACAGGCGCAATGACAACCCACGGAGAGCTAACGCCTGCGCACGTCGCCTTGATGATGGACTGGGTAAAGACCAGCAGATTGGTGGAAAGCATCGACCACGCCGACTCTTGGGTGGATAAAGCAGGGTACACGGCTCTCGGAGCAGAGTTTGTACACAAAACCAAATCAGTGGGGACCAGTAATGGCAAAACTACAAATGAGCATGTTCGCACCAAAAAGTGAGTGGATACCACCGCTGGAACTGCCAGACATCACGTCAGCAAAAAAGATAGCCATCGACGTTGAAACACGCGACCCGAATCTAAAAAGCAACGGCCCCGGCTGGCCTACCGGTGACGGTGAGGTAGTGGGCTATGCAGTAGCGGTGGATGAGTGGTCCGGTTACATACCGATCCGCCACTTCGGCGGGGGTAATCTTGACGAAAAGGTAGTCAACCGCTGGCTTAAAAAAGTATTCGAGTGTCCTGCCGATAAGATCATGCACAACGCGCAGTATGACTTGGGCTGGATCAAACAGATGGGCTTTCAAGTAAATGGCCGCATCGTGGATACCATGGTCATCGCATCGCTGCTAGACGAAAACCGATTTAGCTACAGCTTGAATGCGCTGGCTTACGACCACTTGGGAAAAGTTAAGTCTGAAAAAGGTCTAGTGGAGGCGGCGCGGGAGTTCGGAGTCGATCCGAAAGCAGAGATGTGGAAGATGCCCGCCATGTACGTTGGACCGTATGCGGAGGGTGACGCTGAACTGACCCTCGAACTCTGGAACTACTTCTCCGTTCAACTTGGCAAAGAGGGCTTGTGGCCTATCGCTAACCTCGAACTTGATCTCCTCCCATGTCTTGTTGACATGACGATGCGAGGCGTCCGGGTCGATACGGATAAGGTCGAGCGAACGAGGAATAGTCTGCTCAAGCGCGAACGGGAAGTCCTGAAGGAGATCAAGCGCATCAGTGGCAGTAATGTTGAAATCTGGGCTGCACAGTCTCTCGCTAAAGCGTTCGATAAAGTCGGCGTCCACTATCCACGCACTGAAAAGGGCGCACCGTCGTTCACTAAACTCTTCCTCCAAGAGCATGAGCATCCACTCGCGCAACTCGTCACCCAAGCTAGGAACCTGAACAAGACATCCGGCACTTTCATCAACACAATCATGAAGCACTGTCACGCTGATGGTCGAATACACTCCCATATAAACCAAATCCGTTCTGACGATGGAGGCACGGTGTCGGGACGTATATCTATGTCCAACCCGAACCTTCAACAAATCCCGGCCCGCGATCCAGAACTGGGGCCAATGATCCGTTCTTTGTTTCTTCCAGAGGAAGGCGAACAATGGGCGGCCATTGACTTCTCGCAACAGGAACCGCGCATCTTGGTACATTATGCGCATGTATACGGAAAAATGCGAGGAGTAGCATTAGAAGGTGCGAAGGAGTTTGTAAACGCCTACAACGAAAACCCAGACACTGACTTCCATACGATGGTGGCGGAGATGGCTAACATCCCGCGGAAACAGGCCAAGACAATTAACCTTGGCATGATGTATGGCATGGGCGTCAACAAATTATCCGAACAACTGGATGTATCGGTTGAAGAAGCAAAGAGCCTGACCAAGCAGTACCATGACCGGGTTCCGTTCGTTAAGGGGCTTATGACTGGCGTAATGAACCGACTAAATGAAAAGTCGTCTGGCGGTTCGCTGCACTCGCTGCTTGGTCGTAAATGCCGCTTCGATCTGTGGGAGCCCGATACGTTCGCCATGAACAAGGCGCTGCCTTACCGGGAAGCGGTAGACGAATATGGGCCCACGACCCGTCTTAAACGTGCCTACACTTACAAGGCGCTTAATCGTTTAATCCAAGCATCTGCTGCGGATATGACGAAAAAAGCGATGGTAGACCTGTATAAGCAGGGAATACTGCCCATGCTTCAGATACACGATGAGATTGCAATGTCAGTCAAAACGAAAGAAGAAGCGCAGGCCGTAGCCAAAGTTATGGAGGAAGCCGTACCGCTCGAAGTGCCGTCAAAATGCGACGTAGAGATAGGCCCGTCATGGGGCGAAGCTAAGTGATTTCTTGCATTCTTGTATATCTTCGTATATTATCCTAGACATCCGGGGGCATCGGAGATAGATTAAATGGATACAACACGTTGGAAAAGCATTCTCGTTCCGCGAGAGGTGTACGAAGAGATCAAGGAGCTTTCAAAGAAAGAAGGCAGGACCATCGGCGGGCAGCTTAGGCTGGTGTTCGAGTGGTACATGGAGACGGCTAAAAATGACAGAAGTTCTGGGCGAACCGGGACAGTTTCACAGAAATCTGGTGAAAAATAACTGTCCTAAATGCGAGAAACCCCTGACGTTTGTGGCAATCACAGACGGTAAACTCCATCGCAAATGCAAAACCTGCAACTTAACCATCGTTGACCCCCTCGAAGCCGGTGAATATCCCCCTAACATATGCGAAATATGCGATTAAGTGTTGCATATCCCATACCACACTGTTTATACTACGCTTGAACATGGTAAGCATGTTCTCCGTAGTTGACCCTGACCCCAGTACGGTTGCCCCCGGCTGGGGTCATTCTTTTTTAGAGAAGGAAAAACTATGGCAGATATGATCTTTGTAAATGGCCTACGCGCAAGTAAACCCCGCGATAAAGCGCCAGACTTTGTAAAAGCCGATCTCAGTATTAACCGCCTTGAACTCATCACGTGGCTCGAATCACAGTCCGGTGAGTGGGTGAACGCGCAAATTTTAGATAGTAAGAAGAACCCCGGAACGTGGTACGTGAAGCTGGATACCTACGAAGCGGATAAAAAGGAGTGAACTATGGATGACCTAAACCTACGTGTGTCGGAAATACCTTGGGTATATGCCGTCAATGAAGTAAACAAAGCTATTACCGATTTCCAAGTCCAGCTTGAAAAAAGCGGTAGCGAAGAAGACCAGAAGCGCAGCGCCGAACTAGAGAAGTGCTGGCAACGTATCCTTCAAGGTTGACATTTCTATATAAAATCCCATACACTACTCCATGTAACCCTATACCACACGGAGAACGTTATGAAAGATTTAATACCCATTGATGAAGTTTGCCGCCTAGCGCAAGTAAGCAAGCCCACCGTTTACCGAAAGGTGCGGTCGGGCGATTTCCCTAACCCGGTCAAAGTACCAACCACCGCGTCCCGCGGGCCAAAGATGGTCAACCGCTGGGATCGTGGTGCCGTACTCGCTTGGTGCTT